GATAGATTAACGAGTAAGGTTGAGCAAATGTCTGAAGTAGTAACAGCATTGGCTCGTATTGAGGAGAAACACGTAGCAGTACAACAACGATTAGACCATCATGATCTAAGATTAAACAAGCACAGTGATGCTTTAGACGATCTATTCGTAGACACTACTAAGATGGCAAAGACCTCTGGTAGTAATGAATGGTTTATTAGAATACTAATTGCTGCTCTTGTTTCAGGTGCAGTGTTTATTTTAAGGAGTTAATATGTTTGGCTTACCACTAGAAGTTATAACAATGTTAGCTAGTACTATCGGTGGCGCAGTGTTTAAACTGATGGGACAAGCTCAACAAGATAGAGCAGATCAGTTACAAGCTGCTCTGACTCGTCATGATAAAACAGAAGAGAGTAGAGAGAATGCAAGGCAGTTTCAGAATCCAAATGCTAATTGGATCAGACGGTTTCTCGTTGTGTCTTTCATGGCTATGGCAGGATTCATTCTGCTTGCTCCCCTACTGGGACAACACACTACTGTCCCTATAGAGATTACCTCTGGCTTTAAGTTTTTATTCTTTGACTTCACTAATACGATTACGGAGTATATAACACTAGAGGGTATCGTTGTTCCTGAGTGGCTATCTCATGCAATCATGGCAGTTGTCGGAATGTACTTTGGTCAGTCAATGGTCAGTAGAAAATAACTGTTGACTTTTCATTTAAAATATGGTATAATATATGAATTACTTAGATGCAATCAACTCAGTCCTTAAACGCTTACGCGAAAGGGAAGTAGATACGCCTACCGAGAACGAGTACTCTACTCTTATAGGTATCCTAATAAATGATTCTCTTCAAGAAGTAGAACAAGCATGGGATTGGTCAGCATTAAGAACATCTCTTACTGTTACCACTTCTGCTAATGTCTTTAACTATGAGTTGAATGGTACTCAGAACAATGTTAAAGTGTTGGATGCTATTAATGCTACTTCAAACTCTTGGCTTGGTTATGAAACAGCCCATTGGTTTAACCAACAGTATTTAACTGATACTCCTGCTACAGGTTCTCCAACTCGTTATTCTTTTAATGGTGTTTCGTCAGACGGAGATACTTTAGTAGACTTACATCCTATTCCTAATGGTGTTTTTACATTACGATTTAACGTAGTGCAAAGGTCAGGTGAGTTAACAGAACCAACAGATAAGATTACTATTCCTTCCACTGCCGTTGTCTTGTTAGCCTACGCTAAGGCTGTTGAGGAACGTGGTGAGGATAATGGTCAGACAGGTAACAGTGCTTATATAGCAGCTCACAAGGCTATGTCTAATGCAATAGCTTTAGATGCTAACAAACACCCTGAAGAGTTAGATTGGTACAGTGCATGAAACAATTATTAAGTTCTTCCATAGCAGCCCCAGGATTTTTTGGATTAAACACCCAAGAAAGTAGTATAACTCTTTCAAGTGGCTATGCTTTACAGGCAGATAACTGTGTTATTGATAACTTTGGTCGCCTTGGTTCTCGTAAAGGTCATGTTTATAAAACATCATCTGGTGGTACGGGGACAGACCTCCGAGGTATTCATGACTTCATAGATGCTTCGGGCCATGTTGATTATATCTCATGGGGTGGTACAGATATCTACAAAGGTCTGGAAACCCTTACAGCCTTAACTACAGGTATTACTATTACAGGTGATGATTGGCAGGCAGTTACGTTAGGTGATGCAACTTATCTAGCGCAGGCTGGTCATCCAATGCTTAAAGTAAATAACTCCTTAGTTGTTTCTACCCATTCCACATCGCAGTATAGTTTTATTTCATCTGCGTATGGTCGCTTATGGGCAGGCAATGAAGCATCCGACAAACACACCTTACATTGTTCTGACTTATTGAATGGTTCTTTCAGTGGAGGATCTTCCTTCGATCTAGACCTACGAAAAGTATGGACTAAAGGCGGTGACGAGTTAGTAAGTGTTGCTGGCTTTAACGGCCTTGTCTTTGTGTTCTGTAAGAAGAGTATAGTTATTCTAGGAGATACTAATAATACAGACTTGACTATTACACCTACTACTCTACGAGTGGTGGAAGTATTAGACAATGTAGGATGTGTGTCTAGAAGCTCCATACAGGCCGTAGGAGACGATTTGTTCTTCTTATCGGATACTGGCTTGCGTTCACTTAATCGTGTCATACAAGAGAAATCTAACCCTATTACAGACCTATCAGTTAATGTTCGTGATGAACTAACAGAGATGATAGCATCGTCTGCTGAGAATCATATCAATACAATCTATTCTCCAGCAGATGCTTTCTATCTAATAGTATTTCCTACTGCCGAGTTGGTGTACTGTTTTGATACTAGAGGGCGTTTAGAGAATGGAGGTTTACGGGTAACTAAATGGCCTAACAGTTCTATCTTATGTGGTACTGCTACAGACACAGCTCTCTACTTTGGTATGGCTGATGGTATAGCCCAGTATCAGAATTATCAAGATGATGGTGCTTCTTATTTCATGTCCTACCACACTAACTACTTTGACTTTGATCAGCCTACAGTAACTAAAATACTAAAAACTGTAGGCGTAACTTTAATAGGTGGTAGTGGACAGACGTTTGTAGTTAAAGTAGGTACTGATTACTCAGACCAACCTCGCTCCTATATTCGATCTGTTAAACAGAGTAGTGTATCTGAGTATAATGAAGTTGAATATGACGAAGCTGAGTACACAGGCGGTGGTTCTACAGACCGCATCAAGGTAGCTATAGGAGGACAAGGTAGTGTTCTTCAATTAGGCTTTGAGGCAAACATATCAGGTGATCAATTATCAATTCAAAAGTTTGACGTATATGTTAAACAAGGCAGGACTAACTAATGAGTAACTATATTAAGTCAACAAACTTTGCTGTTAAAGACGGCCTAGCCGTAGGCACAGCAGCTAAACGTGTACGTGGTACAGAGATTGATGACGAGTTTAACGCTATCGCCACAGCCAGTGCAACCAAAGCAAATGCTAATAATGCAACTTTAACAGGAAACCCTACAGCACCTACACAGTCTGCTGGTAATAGCTCTACACGAATAGCTACTACAGCGTTTGTACAAGCTGCGGTGACGGCAGCTATGGTAAATGGACATGCCTACCCCGTAGGTTCTATCTATACATCCATTAGCTCTACTAACCCAGCTACGCTATTAGGTGTAGGTACATGGGCAGCTTTCGGAGCTGGACGTACCTTAGTTGGTTTGGATGCATCTCAGACTGAGTTTGATACAGTAGAAGAGACAGGTGGTAGTAAGACACACACGTTGACTGAAGCTGAAATGCCGTCACACACTCACACTTATAAATATTCTGATCAAGATCAAGTAGAGTTGATTGGTAGTACTATTACTGATATATCTGAAGTGGATGAAGGTGGCTCTACTCGCACTACTAACTCAACTGGTGGCGGTAGTGCACACAATAACTTACAACCGTACATAACTGTATACTTCTGGAAGAGGACTGCATAATGTGGAATTTACTCCCATCTTTGTTAGGGGCTGTTGGTTCCTACCAAGCACAAAAGAAACTAGGTCAGGCAGGAGACAAGATGTTCTCTGCTGGCGATCAGGCATGGGAACGTGGTCAGTATAAACCTTATGGTGTAACTACTGGTACAGGTTCAGCATCCTTTGAGGATGGACAAGCTAAGTTTGATCTTGACCCTCGTTATCAACAACAACAAGATCAGATGTTTGGTCTAGGCCAGTCTGCTCTACAAGCTGCTGGTGGTGATTATGACCAACTAGCTGGACAGATGTATGATCGTCAACGTGCTTTAGGAGCTAGTAGTCGTGCTGCTGAAGCTCAAGCATTAGGCGAGAGTATGTTTGGTTCTGGTACACAAGGCTTACGTGTTGCTGGTGAAGCTCTAGGAGCTGGTGCTGGTGCAGGAAAACTCAGCCCACAAGGTTATGGCTTTGCTCAAGCGTTTGCACAACAGGATGCTGCTGATAGAGCTAATGCTTTCAACCAAGCACAGATGCAAAAAGAACGTGATGTGAATTTAGGTTTAGGTATGTTCAGTCAAGGTCAAGCGATGGATCAACTTGGTTTAGGTATGTTAGGTCTTGGTGGTGACTTAGGTTCACAGCAAGCTTCTGCTCATTCCAATGCCATGCAGAATCTAATCAATGCTTATGGTGAGGGTGCTGGTTATATGGCACGTAGAGGTCAGTCTATAGCTGGTGGTCTGCAAGGTTTAGGTGGTAGCTTAGGTAGACTTGGTGGTTCAGGAGGTTCAGTTGCTAACTTTGGCGGAGGTACTGCGGGTAGAGGCTTCATGAAGTATAACCCCCTCCCTGCTCATAGAGGTAACGCACCTGTGTATAACCCACATGGCGGAAATTTAGTTGGCTCATATCGTCGACGCTCTGATGGCACACACAGCGGAGGATTTTAATTATGAGTGACGTATTAAGTTTATTTGGTATGCATCCTGATGTACTTCAACAGCAACGTGTACAGAATGCTGTAGATCAAGCTGGTCGTATGTCAGCAGACTATGCCATTGGTTCTGCTGGTGGTCAGATGTTAGGTGCTGGTATTAATTCAGCCTTTGGTTTACAGACTCCTGAGATGGCACAAGCCTCCAGTATTCGT